CAACTGAATATTAGATAGTTCTCTTGTGTTGAGTACTCTCCTGTCCTCCACAGGAGGACTATCTAACATTATTAGACAGGAGTAAATATGTTCAACAAAGAAATCAATGAATTAATTACTGAACTTACTGATGCAATCTATCTTCTGACAGAAAATATTGTTTCACTTAAAGAAGACATTGCTGAATTAACTTCGGAATTACTTGATGATTAAACTTGACTCATACGAATTACCAGCACACGTTTCATACTCAGCCTTTACTACATTTCTAACCTGCGGTTATCAGTATTACCTAGGTAGATTACTTCAAGTACCTGAAGAACCTAGCATTTGGTCTGCAGGTGGACGAGCATTCCACTCAGCAGCAGAAATGTGGGATTTAGAAAATGAGTAATGTCTACTGGGATATTGCTTGGCTTAAAGAAACAAAAGATTTAGATTTAAGTAAGGCTCGTATTGCTGGTCGCTCTACCAAGGCTAACCCTGACAGGGAAGATGCCGTATGGTGGGATACACAAGGTTCCATTTGGGTAGACAACTACATCAAGTGGCGCAAGAACAACCCTGACTGGAAAATTTGGACAACACCTCAAGGTGTACGTGCCATTGAGTTAGAGTTAAATCCAATAATCGCTGGCGTGCCAGTAAAAATGTTTATTGACAGAATCTTTGAGGTTAACGGACAACTTGTGATTGTAGACCTCAAGACATCAGCACGCCGTCCTGCTTCTGACCTTCAACTTGGCTTCTACAAAGTAGGAGTTGAAATGATGTTAGGGGTAGAAGTCAATCTTGGAAACTACTGGATGTCTCGTGAATCTGGGACAGGAGAAATGATTGACCTAAGTAGATATACCAAAGACACACTTGAGTATTTCGTGGATGGCTTTGATAAGGCTCGCAAGGCTGGTATATTTCTACCGAACCTACAATCGTGCAGTTACTGTGGACTAAAGCAGTACTGCCAATTTACGAAGGATAAATAATGACAACAGAAAACTGGAAGTTACAAGTATCAGTTAAGTCACCTAATGGTGATTTGATTAACGTCCGTGCTAATACTGCGGATGAACTAAGCGTTCTACTTGAGGGTCTAGCAGACTACTCAACACAGATTGCTGCAACATCTAAGGCGGTAGCAGCGGCATATACCGTACTCCCTTTATCAACTGGCGCTTCCACACAAGACACAACGCCAGCGCCATTCTCGTCAGCGCCCCAGGCGCCAACAGCATCACCTACGGGTGGGTTGAGCAACCCAACTTGCGTGCACGGAGCACGAATCTTCCGCCAGGGAGTGAGCAAGACAACGGGGAAACCTTACGCATTCTGGGCGTGCCCAACACCACAGGGAACACCAGACCAATGCAAGCCAGCAAACTAGTTCAACAAGAACTAGAATAAGAATTGGTTGAGGGGTAGTTATTAGGGGAAGGTGATTACCCCTCTTCCAACTTAAGACAGGAGACGCACGTGAAAACTTTAGTAAGAAGTATCGGAAGGTCAGACATAGGTGGAGAACCTTTGCCCTCTGTCTTCAAAACATTTGATGCAAATAAAATTATATTTCGTAGAGCAGAAGTCTCTATGCTTGCAGGTGTACCAGGAGTAGGTAAATCAACTCTTGCACTAGCGTTAGCATTAAAGATGAGAGTGCCTACTCTGTACATATCTGCAGATACCAATGCCCACACTATGGCTATGCGTATTGCTTCAATGATTTCAGGTAAGAATCAGACAGATGTAGAACAACTAATGGCTAATGATATTGGCTGGACTAAGGCTATTCTTGAGAAGAGTAACCACATTGTTTGGTCATTTGATTCAAGCCCTACATTGCAGGATATAGACGAAGAAGTTCAAGCCTTTGAAGAGCAATGGGGTTGTCCTCCTACTGCAATCTTTGTAGATAACCTAATGGATATTGCCACAGATGGTGGCGAAGAGTTCGCATCTATGCGTGCGATTATGAAGGAGTTAAAGTATCTTGCTCGTGCAACTAACGCTGCTATCATTATTCTTCATCATACTTCTGAGGGTGTTATGGGTAACCCTTGCCAACCCCGTTCTGCACTTCAAGGTAAGGTGGCACAACTACCTGCTTTGATTTGTACCCTTGGGGTTGTTGGTACTTCTATGGCTGTGGCTCCCGTCAAGAATAGATACGGGCGTGCCGATGCCAATGCAAACCTAACTTGTTGGCTATCATTTAACCCTGAGTATATGTATATGGAAGATATACCAGAGAATGGATAAGCAATGATAAGAGAAGAAGAAGACGATATGACGCAAGAGATGCGTGCATTTGTCTTACTTGAAATGAAACAAGAGACTGCTAAGTTGATTCAAAAGATTGAGTCAGCAAAGGTACCAGTTACTGATGAATGGACTGAAGGCGTCAACGCTGGCTTAGGCTGGGCTGTTCGTATTCTAAGCAAGGACAAGAGTGCAACCTAGTGGCTAATCCTAATGGGCGCAAGGGCGCACAGTTTGAAACAGATGTAATGAAATGGCTCCGCAAGATGGGTGCTATGGCAGAACGTCTGACTAAGGCTGGCGCAAAGGATGAAGGTGATATGGTTGTGATGATTGCAGGTCAGTCATACATCTTTGAACTTAAAAACCGTGCGACATTATCTTTGCCAGAGTTCTGGCGAGAAGCAGAAGTAGAAGCAGTTAACTATGCTAAGGCTAGAGGCATCAAGGATGTTCCATTGCACTATGTAATAGTTAAAAGAAGAAACTCTGGTATTGAAAACGCTTGGGTGATTCAAGATTTAAATCAATGGATGAAGGAGAAGACAGGAGATGTTAAAAATTGACAATGACCTACCAAGTATCAGAGAAGTTCTTATCCACTACGGAGCAAACTTACGACAAACTCACGGGCAAGTTAATCTCAAGTGCCCTTTCCATTCCGACACACACCAGTCTGGAAGTGCGAATCTCAACAATAACATATTCATCTGTTTCGCCTGTGGAGTGCAAGGTAACAGTTTACAAATTATCGCACAACGTGAAGGGGTAAACATCCGTGAAGCAAAGTCAATCGCAGAAGGATTTACTACGCAAGGCAACAACCAAGTACGCGGCAAACATCTTTCAGGCTCAAGATTACCTAGCAAGCAGGGGAATACCAATAGAAGCAGCACGTCTGGCGCAATTAGGCGTAGTCGCGGAGCCTGAGATTGGTCACGAACAATATGCTGGCAGACTTTCAATCCCTTACATCACTAAGACTGGTGTTGTTGACCTAAGATTTCGCTCTCTAAACCCTGCTGTTGAGCCTAAATATATGGGTTTAACAGGTGCTGAAACCAAGATGTACAACGTCCTAGATATTGATAGGGCTGGTGATTTCATTGGTGTATGTGAAGGTGAACTAGATACAATTACTATGTCTAGTTGCATTGGTATACCCTGTATCGGTGTACCTGGTGCCAACAGTTGGAAGAAGCATTACACAAGATTGCTTGCTGACTTTGAACGGGTATTTATATTTGCAGATGGTGACCAACCAGGCACAGAATTTGCACGAAGTTTGGCTAGAGAATTACCAGTAACAATCGTTCAACTCCCCGAAGGCGAAGACGTAAACAGTATGTACGTGTCAAACGGGGCACACTACTTTAGGGATAAGATTGAAGTAAAATAATTGGACTACGATTTTGGCGATGAGCCACACAATTACTGCAATGAATGCGACACCCAGTTTGACGATTCGTTTGAGTTAATAGACCACTTGTTAGAAGATGATGAAGAGTTTGACCCTTACTACTTACTACCTAATGCATTTAAACTTCACTTAGGTTCTCTGCTAAGGTTTATGTATATTCACGCAGACGAGCCAGAACAGATTAGGATGATTACCCAGTCAACCTATGTGACTTTGTTTGCTGCGGAAAATGGCTATGACCTAGTAGATGAACTGGTTGAGGATATGATTGTCAAGTCTGCGGTGCAGAATATAGATGAAGAGATAAGAAAATTACTATCAAAGGACACTAATGAAGAAGGCGGAGAGTGAAGAGATATGGCAGATTATAACCCATCTGGTAGGACAAGGCTTGAACGTCAAGACATACAAAGTGGAGGACAAAACCTTGGTTCTAACAATTCACGTTCCGATACTAACTGGGCAGAGTTTGAACTAAATGTAAGAGATGTGATGCTTGAACTGGGTGACTTGCTCATCAAGAAGCACAAGGATTATGGACCAAAGAACATCAGCAACTCTCCCTATGGTGCAACCAATGGTCTTGTTGTACGTATGTGGGACAAGATTGCACGCATTGTAAACCTTACTAAAGACGGCAAAAAGATAAGTGCAGAGAACGAACCTCTTGAGGATTCCTTCAAAGACATAGCAAACTATGGTATAATTGGACTACTCGTGCTTAGAGGGAAGTGGGATAATTGATTGAAAGAACAAGAGTTATTTGACTGGCTTAAGTCAGAACATTACTCGGATTTAGAGCACTCCCCCAATGAGTTTGATGCCTTTGATTGTACAACACACGAACATAAGATGTTCATTGAACTTAAATCACGCAAGACTCACTACCCATCCCTGCTTATAGAGAAAATAAAGTTTGACTTCTTGCTTGAGCAAGCACGCTTGTTACAATATGAACCATATTATATTAACTACACACCAGAAGGTGTCTTCTCTTTCCACCTTCACTCAGTTGGAGAAATAGACTGGCAAGATAAATGGTTACCAATTACTACTGAGTTTGCTAATAAGAATAACAAGATGAAGATGGTTGGCTTTATTCCTATTGAAGTTGGGGTTAAACTCTAATGGAATGGGAACGCATACAACGCTGGGAATATATAGTTGATGCTGTTGCATCTGAGTATCACAGGAAGTTTAACATTGATGCTGAAGATATACGCCAGATATTATTCCAATGGTTTGTTGAGCACCCAAATAAATTAGATACTTGGGAGGCTATCGGTGAGAAGGATGCAAAGAATTTAATCTATCGTAGTCTACGTAACCAAGCATTAGATTATTGTCAGGCTTGGAAGGCTAAGTCTGGTGGGTATGAGACATCTGATTTGTTTTATTATGAAGGCGATATGGTTGAGGCTTTGTTGCCCTCTGTCATCAGAGGTGAAATGAATATCAGTCAGAAGTTAAATCTTGCTGGTGGTGGAAGACCATCTGCTCCCTCTGAAGGTGGCAACCTTATGGCTATGATGATTGAGATTGATGCTGGTTATTGGAAGTTACCTAAAGATGACAGGAAGTTATTGTTCCTACGTTATGCAGAGACAATGGACTTTGGTGACATCGCAACTGAAATGGAATTAGGTTCAGAAGATACTGCACGTATGCGACACAAGCGTGCGATACGCAAATTAATCAATAAAATAGGGGGTTTTAAGCCCTATCGTGATGATGACTTTGAGCCTCAATCATCCTCTGATAGTGACGCTTCTGCTGGGTCTACATACATAGCCTCTGAATAGTTGTCGTAGAACTCTTCAATCTCTTTACCACTAGCAAACTGTAAGGTGTCATTCTGTGGCGCACAATTAGTGCAACCACCGTTCTCACATACTTCACACATTTTATCCTCCTGTACTGTAGAAACCTGTGCCGTTAAACTTAACTGCTGGTGCTGAGTATACTCTAGTCATTATTGTTTGACAACAACTTGGCTCTCTGTCTTCACCAAATCCTCGTTCAAACTCTATTGTAATTCCACATTTGTCACACTTATAATCGTATACTGGCATTAAATATCTCCGTCAATCGGTGTTGGTGCCGTGCTTTGTGCTCCACATTCCTTGCAAACTTGTAGCAAATCATACCAAGCAATCGTTTTATCTTCATCATCCCACATCACATTGATTGTAAAGACTTTACATCCACAAATACAGGCTGTTGTCGGCAGCCCTCGTAAGTCAAACATCAATACCAGTTCCTGCGTAAACTATGAGACCAAGCCTTGCAAGGGGTGCCGTAGCGATGTCCGATGTAGCGATAAGCCCTTAGTATCTGTGTTGCTGGGTCTTGAGACTTCTCTCTTAACACTTGTCCTATGCCGTAGGCGGTGGACTTAGGGTTGTCTGCGAAATGGTCAAAGCGACTTTCCTTTGTGAACAATTTTACAATGCACGTTCGCTGAGTATGGTTCCAACCATAGCCAACTTGTGCAAAGTTCATAGCCATTTTTCTATTGGCTCTCTTCTCTTCCATAGTTGCCTTAGTTCTTTGAACAGGCTTTTCGTGCTTGCTTATCTTTATCTCCACATCAACTGTCTTGTTGATTGGAAAAGAAATAAGGGCAATAACTAGAACAAACACAGCCAATAGTCTTGTTGTCATCAGGCTATCTTACCAAGTTTGGCATTAACATTGCGTCTATGACGCCTTTCTGCTGTTAAAATTCTCCTATTTTCCCTACTTCTTGCTAGTTTGTAGCGTTCTGATAGCAATAAACCGCCCCAAATAGCACCCGCACCTTCCCAATACTCAATGTTTTCAGGTTGAAGCCCTTCTTGTAGGCATTCATTCTTTACAGGGCAGGTACGACAGATTGTAATTGCTTCAACACTACGCCACATTTCCAACTGTTGTTCGTCTGAATACCTAGCGTTTTCATAGTGCCAAAGGTCGGGGTCAGGATGACCAACGCAACTTCCTTTTTCTTGCCAAGATAAATCCTGCATTTTCTTACCCCTCTTCATTAAATAGCACGCAAATGGCGAACCTGTAATACATTCTCCGCTTCTGAGTGGTGTATGTCCTCGTAACTTACTTCGCTTCTTGCTTGGTGAGAGTAAAGCCATTCGTCTTGGTGTGCTGGTGTCATAGCACTCCAGATTGGTGGCAATTCAACGCCCTCTGGTAGCCAAACATTGATAACACGTACACCCTCAACCTTGTAACTTATCTGAAATTGTTTATCCATTGTATCCGTTATCCTCAAATTCTCTCTCGCTTGTGTGCTCTTCTTGGCACTTAGGGCACTTCCACTCCGCAAATACGTAGCAGACTCCGTGCTTGTATTCTTTAGTGCAAGGTACTTCTCCCGTCCAACCGCAATCACAATCAAACTCCCATACATCATCAAAAGAATCTGAAAATGTAGCGGGGTCTCCTGTCATCCACATTGGCTCAGCCATTGTTGTCTTCAATCTCTGAAAGGATTTCCTGTCTGACGATTGAAAGTTCAATCAACCTGTTAGCACTATCTATAATTGCCGTCCAACTTACCTCTTCTGTTTCTTGTTCTTGATTCATTTATTTCTCCTGTTCTCTGTTGTATTGAATCATTTTATCCATAGAGCAATCATCACAGACTGGCTCTAACCATACATCACTTCTAGCAATTTCCCAACCGCAATGAGTACACACCACCATTGGTTGCTTTAACATCTCTTGCTTGTTCATTAGTAACTCCCGTCCTTGCTAGATACCCAACCACACCCATCACAGGTAACTTTGCCTTCCATTGTCTGACTGTCTCCTGTCATTACTCTTGCACATACCCAGCATTTGCCGTAACTCATTTTCGGTACTCCCGTCCGTGTTCGCATTCGTTGATAGGGTACAAGCAATCGCCACAATAAACAATAGGCTCGCTCATACTTCACACTCCAACATTGTGCCCCAGCAATAACCCAAAAACTCAGCATTGGGTGAATCAATACCAACCCACCATAGATGAGCCGATACTTCTAACAAGCCCCAGAATGCTAGGACTAGGGCTATGCCTATAACAACCTTTCCTCGCCTTGTTAGTCTCATTGTGCCACCACTAGGTTGCTTGATATTGCACGGCGTACTAGATTTTGGTGCTTGCTTGTAGTAACGCTGAACTTCTGCTCTACTACATACCAACCGCTAGGCGTGTACCACGCAATAGGCGTTGAGTATGAATAGACCCAGTACATCACGGCATTTAAATCTTGGTTGTATCGTGCCGTTTCCTCTTCATTCAAGCGTCCATTGCCTACGCCGTAGGCTCTACCCTCTAGCGCACTTGCCCTAAACTCTTGGCGTGTTTCTATGTAGTGAATAGCGTCTCTCTGATTTAACTGTTTCATTTTGCTCTCCTGTTCTTGCCTTGATAGGTAGATTTTCTACCCGTGCCCCCATATAGTCTCGCTCTATGTGTGCTCTTTCAAGCATTGGGGGCTATGAGTTGCCTCACACCGCTTTTATAAGTACCGCCTCGCGGTCATAGATTTCTAGATAATCCCGTGCAACTTTTGCGGACGAAAATTCCAATCTGAAATCCACATCCCGATTGAACATAAACCGCCCCGCTTTCCATTTCCCCGCGCTTTCGCGGTAAATGTAGTAGTGAGTGTGAGCCCTACTAGTGCCCTCTTCTGTCTGTTGATAGTGCTCTTTCGTGTTGCTCATCCATTTCATTACTTTCCCCCTTTCAATTCCGTGCAATCTGCACACCATAGATACTCATTCACAATCTCGCTTAGGCGTATCTTTCCCTCGGTAATCTCCCCACTAGTCTCTAAATCGTCTAACTCTCTCAAATGAGTCTCGCATATCCAGGGGCGGTAATACACCCCCGCAAAAGGTAGGGTAGTCATCCTTACACCCCGCAAGCCTTGAGGAATAGTTCACGATTAAAGCGTGGATTCGTAGTTTCTAAGGCATCTGCCAATTTGCGGGCGAATGGGTACATAGCCCCATTGATTGACCAATCCTCACCCGTGTAGGCGTCTTTCATCTCGCTAATCGCTTGAGCGATAAGTTCATAATCCTTGCGTGTCATTAGTTTCTCGCTTTCTTTACTTCAAATGTGAGGGGCACTAGTTCAAGATTAAGGGCGGGAAATACCGCCTTATTCAATAGGTCTTTTAAGTAGTACTCGTAATCTTCTATGCTGTCGCTGTTGTACTCGCTAGCGATTACCTTAAAACTAACTGTGTACTTCTTCATTTGTTTCTCCTGTCATTCTTGCAAGCCTTGAGCGAGTATCTCCCGCCTAAGTGATTGCGTGCCCCCCGTCGGTCTTGAGCCGTCGCCGTCTGCACGGGCGGGGGGCGGTCTTGCTTAGTAATCGCCCGTGATTGTTTTGGTGATTTTCTTCATTTGTTCACAGAAAATTCTAAATCCCTCAAGGTTGATTCCGCTTGAGTAATCTCCCTCACGATTGAGGAAAAAAGTGTCTACGCCGTAGTAGTTGTTCAAGATGAATTTGGCGAGGTCTTTTTCTGTCTTTCCCGCCCCATTGGTGTTCATTGCGTACATTGTTGCGATGTTGTTGATTAGTTCTTTTTCATTCTTCATTTCTTGCCCCTGTCTGTTCTGGCGTCTGCTTGTTGCGTCTGCCTAGTGATGTAAGTTTAAGTGCTTACAAGGTGAGCCTATGACCATTTAGGGGCTTATGTCTATATGATTTACATCACACCCTTTTCCCTCTGTCATTTGTAGATTTGTCTACATTTGGAATGGTTGAAGATTCAACTATCAATGATTGAACTACTTCCCCCGCTATGGATTAAACGGTGAGGGGATAGTCACCCGTCACCAATTCACCAGCGTTTCCATTTGTTGCCTAGATAATCGGATTTAAAAAACTATTTCTATTTATAAACATACCCTTGAGGTATGTCTAACCCTCTACTTGAGGTTAAGGGTTGCCGAGAATAGACTCTTCAGAGTCATTTGAGGGGGCATTGATTAAATTAGTCAGTGTATATA